GCTTCCGTAGCAGTTGCTAACAGCTGTAGCTGAAGCATATACTGTCGATGATATCAACGATAAACTGTCTGATATTGGCGCTATGGCTTGAGGTAATCTTCGCGTTGTGTTGTTTAATGCTATTTCTATATAGGGTAGCGAATCTGTGCCGATTACTGCTTTTACGTGTTTCTCTGTTGGCTTAGAAATTCCATCGTTATACAACTCGTTGGATGTCAGTACCTCCTGTTTGTTTAAGTAAACTGGACCAGTTGTATCTATTGCCCCTTCAAAAATACAAATATCATTGTCCACAAACACATAACCTGCAGATATATCATACAGACCACCACTTGAACCAGCAGAAACGTTGCAGCCGCTTATAATAAAAGCTCCAAGTTCTCGATAAGTTTCAATAAACACTTGATATAGTTGGTTTTGAAGTTTTAAGAGAGCTTCGCCTCTCCAAAATCTTCCGCCTAATTCTTGATGTTGTCTTTCCATATTATTATGCTTTTTTAAATGTTTTCTACTGAAAATCGCAGCCCTGCAACTTTAAAGTTTTCAACTGTTCCTGCAACCTCTACCATTTCCTCAGCAGTGAATGACGGCACATAAACAATAAAATCAACGGCAAATTTTTCGGTGTTGTCAATTGGGAATAAAACTCCTTGTCCCTCAGACGTGTTTAATGGAAAAAGAACTCCTTGTCCCTCAGACGTGTTTAACGGAAAAATCAACCCAGGTATTGAAGCTGTATTGCTAATGTATATTCTGCGTAGTGTAGAGTCATAAAGGTTGTTTAAATATCCTTCTAAAGATATTGTTTGATTGGTGATATTAATGAATAAATACGTCTGTTTCCTATAGTTGTCATAAGTTGACCACAATTGAACTAACGGTTTTAGGGTAGCGTTAATCCACTGTTTAAGCGGCGAAAACAACCTGCCTAGCCAGTTGATAGTGTAGTCTTCGATATCGAAATTAAACCAATTCATTATTATTCTCCAATATAATTAAAGTTATCTGCAGGCAAAGCTGCTGAATAATTAAAGTAGCCTGAATAAGTAGCGTATTCTCGCTCAACGATTACTGTAGTTCCGCCGTATGGTGTTGCACTTAAAGAAATAACCTTGAAATCAGCGACTCCTGGCACATTTCTTATAGCTTCTATAATGTCGTTTCTTAATAAAATACCATCAAAAGAAAAATTAATTTTAAGCTCATTCAAAGCTTCATTAATTGAGGTTTTAAGAGATGACACATCAAAGCTTTGGTCATAATAGACATCGCCCTGTATGTTCACGATGTCTGCATTTTCATTGACTAATAGCTGCAAAACGCCAGCTATACCCACTTTGTCCATATAATCTTGAAAAGCAATAAACTCTGCCGATGATAGCGGCTCAAGAGCTGTCCCAGAAGCGTTGTTTTTAGCTACTTTAATTTGAATAGCCGATAAATTGGTGTTCTCTCTTGCTGTAGCTCTTGCTATAATTTGCGCTGACTCATCAACTACCGCATACCCAAACGTGCCGGACGCCTCATTGAAAACCAGTGTATGGCCATATTGAAATTCACTAGCGATTAACGCATACCACGGAACAGTTCCATACTTGCGGCGCAACGTTAGTGCTGTTAGTTCTTCTTTCTCTTTATAAAAAATTTGTTCAAAAACAAAAATAGCAGAAGCTGCTATATTAGCCCATAAATACCATATTGCAGTACTTGAACTATTGTTTAACGCTGCCGTTTCAGGATTGGCGTTTTTTTCGTCAATTATGCTCTGTAATATTTCGCTATAAGTTCGCATATTCAGCCTCCACATTAATAGTATTGTCATTTTTAATGATTATTTTTTCTACACTCATTCCATCTCTCTCAAATTCTCTTTTGATTTGCCCTGAAAGCCCTCTGACGTTATCGTCTAGGACTCTATCTACGATACCAATTCCTGTGCCCGGATTAGATCTTATTTCGCCTTTATTAGCTAGCAATATAAGCTTTTGATTTTGTGCTGTTGGATTGCCGAGTTGGAAATCTCCATCAGCAATAACATAATTCATATTATCATCAATTATAATGTCTTCCATCAGTGTTTAATTTTGTCATTTGTAATATTAGAGTAATCTCCTTTAGTTGCAGCCATCATCGCAGCACTGAAGACTGCACTTGTTCCAGGAATCAACGCATCAATTGCTTTTAAAGCCGTTTCAGTCGCTGTCTTAAGCGTTTGTGCGTATTGTTGGTCTTTCGTTAATTCGTTTTGCAGTTTTTGATGTATAATTAAGCCTCCATTAGCGCCTTTGTCCATTACAATACTATCTTTAGATAACTGCAGCTTAACGTCTCCATCAACAATAACCAACACTCCATCAAGCTTTGAACACAAAGCAACATACCTTGCGTTGTCCGAGTTGTCCAGAGCGGCTATAATTACAGCTGATTTTTCTTGTGGGATTGGAATAATTCCATCATTTTCTTTGCTACCCGCAGTCAGACGACAATTCTTATATTCAACATCGTCTAAAGTTACAACGTCGCATGTGCGTCCTGAAACTTTCTGAACTATAGCAATCTCTGCAAATTGTATTGATTCGCTAATCATCTTTTGCAATGCCGATATAAACTTATCTTCTAAACTCATACCTTGATTCCTAATTGAATATTACGACGGCAGCCACTTTGGCCACAACTTAATTTCACTTGATCAATAAAATATCTTCCACCTCTGTCAGGATACACAAAGTCCTCAAGTATGGCAGTATAACCAGCCTTGGCAAATGGCTGTAGAAAGCACTGCATTCCTCCTTCGTAACCATCAAACTTATACTTTTCTAGTTCCTTTTCAGCTAATTTTTTCAGTTCTTGTTGTGAAGATATATTATAATAATGTAAGGTTCTAACGTCTCCTCCCTCATCACCAACTATTGTTTCTATTTTGGTGTTGTCAGACTTGATGCTGATAGCTTTAATTGACAATGTCGTATCGCTAGCAGACCTGTATTTAAGGTTTGGGCTTATTACGTTCGATTTAACGCCGCCTAAAAAGTACTTGACAAAGTTGGCAGTAAGCGTTTTATAGCCAACAAATAAGCTAGTTCTGTCTGTAAAATACATAATTAAGCCATATTCATCAGATATTTTTTTTAATGCTTTCGCGGCGTTTTCTTTTTTAATTGTAAATGGGCTAATATTGACCGTTGGGGGATCCTCTACTAATTTAATATTTGTGCCCTCCAAAATATAATTAAGAATGCCTTTTAAGGAGGTATTTGTCCAGGCTTTATTTACAAGTTTTCTTCGAAGCTTGTATATTGCATCTTCGCAATAGATTTTAACAGGTGTTGTGTAGTCTATTTTACTAACATAACCAACAAATTCAGTCCGCAACACATCATTGTAGCCTACTGAGATTTCCACTTCGTCTCCGACCTGTATTGCTCGCGCTGTATCCACAACAAAAGCATCTCCCGTAAGAGATTTAAGCAGAGAGGACGTTGGCAAACTTATCTCTGCAGTATCTTCAATTCTTGAAGTAGAACTCGTAACTTCTAATCCTTCAATTCTTGTTATTCGATAAGAAGCTATGCGAATGTCGTATGTAGTTGTATAATTCATTAATCGACCTCCTCCAAAACAAAATCCTCGTCAGAACTCATGCTCATTCGATAAGCTTGAACGTGTTGAACGCCTGGCGTTGGGATTAATTCAAAGTTTTCTATTACAACTCTATCTATGCCCATTAATCGTGTAAGTGGGCTTTTCACAAGCAACGACTCATTAAGCTTAACCAATTCATTTAGCTTGCTGACTATTTCTGCAGGATAATTGTATTTATCGTAATAATTAATCGCAATCCCCCTAACGTCTATGCTATAATCATCGGTTGAAACAGTTTCTTTTACAGTTCCCTTGCGTGTATTACCATAAAGCTGTGTTTTAACTATTTTCTTTTGCAATTTGATTGTTAGAATTGGCTCGTTTGGTAGTTGATATCCATTGATAGACATGGGCATAAACAGAGGAACACCTGTTGGTGTAGTCATTACCAAATCCTCATCAATTTCTAATTCATTAGAGGTTGAAAGTATTGAAGCTTCAGGAGGGATAACTTGATTGATATTATCAACCTCAGGTTTACCCGGAAACGGAAAACCTCGAAAACCAAAAACGACTTTATATAGTTGGTCTAAGTTGATAATCATGCTGTTTGTATTTGATTTACGCCGTTAACGGCCTGGATTAAACGTGTCATGATATTATCTCCTGCCTCTTCAGCACCCTGTTCCATTGTTTCACTATTAATTGTAAGTGTTTCGACTAATTTTCCAATCGACACATTAACTATCTTGTTACCACCACCTGTAATTTGTGAAAATTGATCCTTAAGTTCTGGAGATAGCTCTTCGTTCAAATCTCCATCTATCTTAACACCAAAAGCACCAGCTAGCTTATTAGATTTTGAGGTTTTGTTTTCTAGCTGAATTATTTTTCTCATTACAGAATCATAGGCGCTTTCTATTTCTGTTGCTTGTGATTTGAGCTCATGCAACTCCATATTAGCATTTGAAAAGAATCTTTGCAACAAATTCTGTTCTGATTTCTTTTTTTCTATGTTTTCAACGGCTAAGTCAACCTTAATTAACTCTTCTTGCAAGCTTACTGCCTGTTGGTTGAGAGCTTGCAACATGATTTTATCCCTGAGGCCATCGTTAATCGCCTTGTACGCCGCAGCTAGTTCCTGTACAGTTGCATTTTCATCCAACAAATGGGGCAAATATTCGCCATATTTATCGTTCACATCCTGAATTGCTGCAGCTCGCTCTTCTGTGCCCTCTTTAGTTTTCATGACAGCACGTGCCGTTGAATCAAGCGCCTGTTTTTCCTGAATCATCAATCGCTCAGTTTCTGCCTGCACTTTGTTAAATACTTTCTGAGCCATCGTTGTTTTATCAAACATTTCTTTGAGGCCTTTAACAACTCCCACTAAAGCAACAATGCCTCCAATGATAGCAAAAATAGGTATTCCATACAAGGACTTGCCAAAGATTTTAGTAGATTTAGCTAGCTCTAGCACGCTCTTGCCTGTAAGCATGTTAATAGTTTTAAATAGCTTCATAGCTGCCACTAGCGATAACACAATTGGCACTGCTTTTTCGATTATGTCTGTATTTCTTGACATCCATTCAACTAATGGAATTACACGTTCAATTACTCGAGTAATTACCGGAAGCAGTTTTTCGCCCAGTTGTATGCCTAAGAGTTGAAGTTTACCGAGTAAGGTTGATAAACGACCAGATGTAGATTGCGATTGCTTTTCCATCATGTTAGCAAATACGCCTGTTCCCGTTGTCATTTTTTCAAATGCCTGGTTCATTACATCTGAAGTAATCTCCCCTTTTTCACCCATTTTCATTACTTCTTGCGTAGTAACGCCGTACATTTCTGATAATGTTTGTAAAATGGGTACACCACGCTCTGCCAATTGGTTCAGCTCCTCAGCTTGTAACCTGCCCTTATTCATTGCCTTGGCATATATCTGAGACATCTCGTTCAGAGGAACGCCAGCCCCAGCTGCTACATCTCCGATAGTTTTAAGCGTTCTAGTCATATTTTCAGCCGTAACCTGAGCTGTCAACAAAACTTTGGAAGATCTTAACACCTCTTCGTTTTTGAATGGTGTTATATTTGAAAATTCGTTTAAATCATCAATTAATTTGCTTGCTTTTTTGCCGTCTTTAAGCATCGTTTCAAAAGAAATACGCGTTTGTTCCATTTCCATTCCAGAACTCGCAATTCCTTTAGTTAACCGAAAAAAACCATAGGCTATGGCTGGTCCTGCTAATCGAGATAGTAAGCCTTCTCCTTTTTTAAGCCTGGTAAAAAAGTTATCAGGCGGAAGATTTTCCAGCTTTTGCAGCTTTCGCTGTGTTTTACCAATTTCTCGATTATATTGCTTAATTTCTTTGGTGGAAAAGCTTTTGTTTCTCTTAATTGTGAGCTCGTTCATTCTTGCAGACAATTGATCTATCGACCGAGGGATGGTGTGAATAGACTTGTCAAATTTCACCACTTTTCCGGTTAAATCAGAAATGTTTTTTCCAACCCTCATAAGAGGTGCGGAAAGTAGGTTTCTGAGTTGTAATGAAATTTCGTAGCTCATAATTTTTTTGGTTTTGCCTCCATTTTACGGATGTAAGCTAAATGGGCGAATTTCTCCGCCCATTCATCGTCCGATAATTCGGACACATCCACACCAGAGAAATAATACTGCAACAAATCATCTATTAATCCTATGTAATTCTTTGGTTTATCACGTTGCAAATGACGGCTTAGAACTTTTTTACGGTTGATTCCCCAAGCTCTATCATTGCAATAAGTGGCTCAAGAACACAGAAAAACAGCTTATCATCTGTTTTGATGTCCTCGTCTCCATCAAGCCAACAATTAGTTAATACTACTTCAGCAGCACCAACCGCATCGCCTTCACGTAAAAACATTAACGCAGAGCGTAGTACTTTTCGGTCAGGTGTCTTTAGAAAACAATGCTTTTCGAATTGTTTAATTTCAATTAACGTAACTTCTTTGTGTTTTACCTTGAGCTTTTTGGCTTTTTCTTCAAGCTGCTTGGCTTTTTCTTCAGGATTTTGTGTTGTTTGTTTTTTCTCTGCCATGTTGTGGATTTTTAATGGTTATACATTCTCTTTAAGATCAATTGCCAAAAACGGCATCGTAATCTCTTCAAACTTGTCGTTTTGGTTCATTCCCTTAGGTACGTTCGTAAACTCAGCCCCAACTACAATATCTGTTTGGATTGGAGTTGTAGCAACTTCGGGAATATAAGTAACAATGATGTCAACAGGCATATCCTTCAAAGAAGAATAGCCTGCTTGCTTAGCCGCTTCATTCAAGGCTACAGCTTCCGAACGAAGCAGTCGTAATTCTCCGGTTACAGTTTCGTTTCCAGACTGAATGCTTAAGGTTTTTTTACCGGCAGCATGCAAAGCCTCTTTTTCTGTGGCTGATTCATAGGTGCAACCTCTACAGCCTGCAAGTGTTCTGCCTAATATTGTAACCGTTTGGTTTTTCCATGCAAATTCTTTTGCCATAATTATCTGTTTTTTTGGGTTAATTAAGAGTTAAGTGCCGGATTAAGGTAGCCCAAATTAATTTCAATCTGCTTTCCGTATCCAACAGGGATAATCAGAATCGTCATCGTAAGCTCACCTGTTGCAATCACATTCTGATCAGTTGGCACGCTTACCGACACTGATGATATTTCTCCGGTCATTTGAGCCTCGATAGCATTGGTAACATTTTGTTGATAGTTTTTAGCCACGCCAGGAACAATATTGCCTGCAGTGTCCACGGGTATTTCATCAAGAACCTCCTCAGTCATAACCTGATTAGCAATTATAATCGCTTTGTCAATGACTCTTCCCCTTGCAAATGAAGAATAATCGTCAGTGTTCGATGTGGCCATGGGATCATCTGTGAAGAAATACCCGGCTTTACCTTGCCACGTTCTCAGACTCACATAGCCTTTATCGTGTATGGCAGAAATATCAATGTTTCCTGTATCTTCTACCGTAGAAGCTCCAATGTAAGCTTCAGTAATGTTAAGTGCACCGCTTTTGACACGTCCAGGGTTTCTCATCACAGGGTCTGCCGCATATCTGCCAAGCAGTAATCCAACGCTACAACTAGTGTCATCCTTAGTTCCACCGATTAAAATTTGACAGCGATTTTTATCTTCTGTTTTTAAGTCGCGCAAATCTCCTGGCACTTCAGTATATGCTCTTCCCTCAACTATCGCTCTAATCGGTTGCTTATTTGTGGCAGCTGTCTCTAGTGCTGCTTGCAAATCAACTAAAGCAGTTAAAACATCACCGTCTAAGCCTTCTGTCGTAACTGGTGTATAACCAACATCCGGTGTTCTTGACAACGCTATTATTTTTACATCAGAGGCTGCCTCAATAAAGGAAGCTACTCTTGTACCAGCAACATCTTCCATAGTCTCAGTCGGAGATGTTAACATTATGTACAAAGGTGTTCCTGCAGGGGCAGCTTTATAAAACTCATAGATATGCCTGTGCGCATCTACGCTATTCGCTGTGTCATAAGCTTCATTGATTCCTAAGTCAAGAGCATCGTCATAACTAGTCAGTTTCACAACCTCATTAACTGCAATTTTAGTCGGGATAGCTACCCCTGACATAATTAATCCTGACACGCCATCGTTTAAGGCGTCTTGTGCGCCAATAGCGCCGTTTAATACGTTTATTATAGTTTTCGGAAGTGCCATAATTGTATTTTTTTTGTGATAAAAATTGTTACTATAATCCAAAAACCAAGCGCACTAGCATATATTAACCATACTATAGTTTGAACAAAGCTGTTTTTCGTTTTGGGCTGCTCTTTTTCGTGCACTTGGTTGTCTCTATATAAATAATGAGTTTTTTTGTATTGAGAATAAACAGCAAAAGAATCAAGCTCACAATCGGCTGTAAGATAGTTGTCTTTAATGATTACGAGCGGAGCTTGTAAATTTTTCCCTGCAGATAAAGCTGTTATTTGTTTGATATAAACTTGCCCTAAAGAGTCGCATTCCAACAATGCCTTTATGCTTGAGCTATCAGCTTGTACCGGAACTTTAATAGCCTCATATACAATTGAGTCTTTAGTTACAGTCTTTTCTTGCACAATGTATTCAACTTTACGACAAGAGCTAAGCGTAACTAATATAAACAACAATATGTAACTAGCGATTCTCATTTGCATATTTTTTTAAACCTGTTACTATTGCAGCGTTAAACTGCTTTCTGTGATAATCAGACACAATTAATTGACAGTCGGTATAGGTTGTCATAAATCCGTATTCAATTAATATAGCCGGACACCAAGAATACACAAGAATAGCAAAATTAGCCTCTCTCACATAAACGGGAATCTCAAACACTTTATCCAGTTCAATAGCAATATAGTTGGCCATAAGATCTGATGTTGTCTGTCCTTTTGACGTGAAAAGAATAATTGAACTTGCGCCCCCAGTACTCGATGAATACCACCCAGACAAACCCTCAGCATCTGTATAGTCAACCCGTTTGCCCTGAGTTGATTGCGCATTATGATGCAATGAGAGTAAGATTGTACGTCTATCAGCATTGTACACACGATTAGCACGCATGTACCTCTCTCTTAAACTTATATCTTCGGGCTCAGGATTAAGCAGCTGGGCGTCAATGTCTGCCACTGATAACTGTGCATATAAATCGCAAGCTAATAACTTAGTAGATACACCTTCATATATTTTAAGGCTATCAGCCCATTCCGGGCTTTGTTTCCCAGGTGTTAAATACTGAAGGTTAAGTACAGAGCTATGTCCTGCGTCTAATAGAATTCTTAGTTGCGAGTCTTCACGATGTTTAAGATGCTTAAAAGGATTGCCAACAGAAGCGGTATAATACATAACACTTGTAGTTGATGCAAGCATCAACACAAATAATATTACCAGTTTCGTTAAAATCCTTTTAAACATTATTTAAAGACTTAAGTTTATATCCAATTTTTAATGGCGTCAAGGTGATCTTGTTTAGATTTTCCTTTGACGTCAATTTCTAGTGTTTTCGCAATTAACAAAAGGTTTTCATAGGTCTCTTCTACATAACTTCCATCCCCTATTGCCTGCTTACATACTTCAGCTTTAGTAAAGTCTTTTTCATCAGATTGCTTGTGCTTTTCGCCCTTGGTATAGGTCTTATATTCTAATTTTTTACCAGCTTTTCTGTTAAGCTCTGCCTGATGATTGGCAGCGTGCGATTCCTTAAGGAAAGGCGTATTGTCTGTTGTTACATATACCTTGTCTGCCTTAGGGTTTGCCTTAAAAATATTTTCAATTTTCTTCATTGTACTTATATTAAATTAATAATTATACTTACTCCTATGCTAGCTATAGAGCTAACTGCAACTGCAATTAATGCAACCTTGGTTTTCAAAACGGCCATCTCGACCTTAATTTCTGTGCCTTCTTTTTCCCGCTCTGTCATTCTTTGTTTCATGTCTTTCATATCGTTGACAAGGATGATCAAGAGTTCTCGTTGAGACAACTTATTAAGGTCGAGGCGTTCGTTCTGTTCCATATTATGCTGCGTCTGCAATGATTAATCCTACACCTGCGTTATCTGTACGACGTGCTCGTCCACCCATTCTTACCAAGAAAGAATATATGTCGCCATAGTTTTGAGGATCCTGTAAACTTTCAAACATGTTCACAGTTCCCATCGCACGCTCTACCATACTTTTCTGCCAGAACAGTGCTGCTTGATTGTCAGTAATAGCTGAGGCAGCTTCAGGCAACTTCACAACATCAGAAGCATCTGTAATCAATACCTGAGAGCGTTCCATTATATAAAAGCCATAAAGTTTAGTAATCACACCTTCAGGAAGGTTTACAACATCCTTGTAGTAATATTTATCTTTCAAATCGATTCTAAGTTGGTTAGCCATGTGGTCGGGCAACAACAGATATCTATCAGCCTTAGGCACTTTATCGTTGTTTAGTCGCACTTGAGCAGCGCGCAAATCAGCCTCAGTAAACGCTAATCGCGTTCCTGTTGCACCTGGAGCGCCTGCAGTTGATGCCGCACCTGTTGTTTTCAGTTTTCTTGTAGCATCTACGTTTTCCGACCAGCGATACAACATATTGTCAGCGGCAACTTCTTTCAGATTTGCCATGTTTTCACTGATAACGCTTTGTGATTTGTCGTAGCTTGTTTCTACCTCCTCTGTATTTGGTATTCTCACAGGGTCAGTTGTGTACTCGTCTAGCACATAGTTAACGTCTGTATCGCCACGACTAACGATTGTAGCAGGCAAACTTGACCTGTTTCTTTCTACACTTGCTGGACCGCCTGATTGCGGGATATGAACTACAGCCCCGTTCAAGACGTATTCATCGGCATTGAAAGCATACTTCAAAAACTCGTTGTCTTTAAATAGCTCTTCAATAATGTCTGGACGCCAGACTTCAACATTCACACCCATTAACAAGGTGGACTTAGTGTTTTTAGGAATCATTGAGACTCCAAAATAAGCAGCTCCTACTACCGGAGTTGCAACAGCCGAAATGAAAAAGGCTAAAATAAAGTTAAGTAATAATGCATGTAATTTCATTTGTCTTCTTTTTATGTTTATACTAAATTAGTTTGCGGTTTAATTATGGTTGCGTTACGTATGTTTTAGTGTTAATAAGTTCTATTAGTCTTACGATTGTTGATTAATTCAGCGTATCGCTCTTTATCTTCCTTTTTAATTCTTGAAAGCTCAACGGGGTCATTTTTTCGATACCAATCAAAATCTTTTTCTTCCCCATCTTTTTTATCTTTGTCAAGCTCTTGCTGCAAAGAAACTACTTGAGGCTTCATGGCCTCTAATTGTTCTTTGCAAAATGCAAAATCACGAGCTGCCAAATCAATGAATTTTTGTTTTTCCTCTTTTTTAATTTTGCCAGAGGAAATGGCCAACGATACAACGGCTTCGTTTCTTTCTTTTTCAAGCTCTGTGATTTGAGTTTTGTACCCATCAATCTTAGCCTCAAAGTTGTCTCGTTCAAGCTTTATGGCTTGTACTTTACCTAAAACATCAGTTTCGGGTGTTTTTTGATCAATGCCCAAAGCAAGGGCAATAGTTTTGGAAAATTCCATGTTTTCTGTTTTTTTGTTTAACTTAAGTTTATTTATGTCAAATTCTTTGTCATCTCTTGACAAACGAACTGCTCGTTGATTACCTGGTAAATCTACCAAGGAAACTTCTAGTAATACAGACTTTGTTACGGTAGCTGCCGTTTGCCCTGGGAGCATTTCGTCAGCCTCTTCAGACCACTCTATCGGATCAGCCTTAAGCGATACAGCATTAAGTATGCCTTGAGCCACCTTGAGTTCCAGCTCCTGTGCAAAATCATCAAACTGATCAAACACTAAATCTCCAATTAAACGATTTTGGTCTTTTCTAACATTCTCCCAAAAACCAATTGCAGTTACCTGCATTTTATTTTCTTCTCCCCACCTTTGATGCTTGTAAAGTGCAATTGGATTTTTCTCGAAAGAAGACAAATCTATGCCGGCTGTTTTAATCCTAAAGCCAAATACATTAACGCCATCATCAGTGATAATGAATGGCCAACGCTTTGCGTTTTTTACAGCGTTTTCGATTTCTTCGTTAGTTGGTCTGCTTTTCGTTGTCATACGTTAGTTTGTCTGCATTTCGTTGTCATAATTGAAAGCAAAACAAATACAAACGCATTAATTCTACAAGATTGCCTCCAACGCTTGGATGAATTTGTGGTTTTACAATTCTTTGCTTCTATTTTTGCCTTAAAAAGGCAAAAATATATGACTCTTAAAGAGAAAAAAGAAATAGCAAAGCTCCTATATCTCAAAGACAATAAGTCAGGCACTGAAATAGCTGAATTTGTCGGAGTATCCGTGCAGACAGTAAGCAATTGGACCACCAAAGGCGGATGGAAAAAATTGAAAGCTTCGTACATCGCTACAAAAGACCAACAGCTTATGCGAATGTACAATCAGTTGACCGAGCTAAATGACGCCATTGCTAACAAAGAAGAGGGCAAGCGTTACCCAGACAGTAAAGAAGCGGATGCCATGAATAAAATTGCTGCTGCAATCAGGCATCTGGAAACGGAAACATCAATTAGTGAGGTAATAGATGTCTCTATCAAATTTAGTAATTGGCTACGTGAACAAGATCCAAAAGTGGCGCTTGAATATATAGGATATCAGGATGACTTTATTAAACACCTAATGCGCAAATGATTTTTCAAGACAAAATAGCGGTAAAGAAATGGGATGCTTATATAAAACAGCTACAAGCTGAAGCAAGTCTTCCTGAAGAAAATTCTGTGCAGCAGCGAAAACGTATTAGCTTGCTAGAATCTGACCCTGAACAATGGTTTCAGTATTACTTTCCGAATTACTATAAATCCGCTTCGCCTAGATTTCACAAAACGTCCACTAAAAAACTCCTGAAGAAAAACAAGCTTTTTATTGTCAGAGCCTGGGCGCGTGGTTTAGCCAAGGACGTGCGTACAATGATGGAGACATTATACCTTGCACTGGCTAAAAAGGAAATTCGAGAAATTTTGTTAATATCCTCTGATTGGGACAAAGCAGCTGACTTGTTAGAACCTTATCGCATCAACTTAGAAGCTAATCCACGACTAATTAACGATTATGGCGCTCAAAAAGGACTAAGGGGCTGGAGAACTGGAGACTTTATTACTAACAACAATGTTGGTTTTCTAGCCTTTGGTGCCGGTCAATCGCCACGAGGCACAAGGTTGGAAGATGCCAGACCTGACCACATTATCATTACAGACCTTGACACCGATGAGTCAGCACGCAACGTAGAACGAACCAAGGAGCGTTGGAAGTGGGTTGAGAAAGCTGTAATCCCAACGGTTGATATTGCCGGTACATACAGAATTATTCTTAACAACAATATCATTGCCAAAGTATGCGCCGCTACACTTGCTAAGAAAACAGCAGATGTGTATGAGGTTGTTAATATTAGAGATAAGAATGGAAAATCTACCTGGCCAGAAAAGAACAGCGAAAAAGATATTGACAATATCCTTTCCAAAATAAGTTGGGCTAGCGCACAGGGCGAATATTTCAACAATCCAATTACTGAAGGGACTGTATTCAAGGAGGTGCGTTGGGGCAAAATACCACAACTTAGGCACATGGACATACTTCTAGCTTATGGCGACCCTGCAACGTCTAATAAGGATAAAGGCAAGGGGCAAGGCGGAAGCTCGTACAAAGGAAATGTTTTGCTTGGCTACAAAAATAACACATATTATATAGTAAGTTGTTTTTTAGATCAAACGGGCAACTACAATTTTTGCAAGTGGTACTGGCTACTGCACCAATTTGTAAATGACCAAAACACGCTTTATCATTACATCGAGAACAATTCGCTGCAAGATCCATTCTACGAACAAGTCTATCAACCATTATTTCTGCAAATAAGCAAGGAGGAAAACCTCACTATTTACCCTGTGCCCGACAAAAGAAGCAAGCCGGATAAATTCACGAGAATAGAAGGAAACCTAGAGCCGCTCAACAGGGCAGGGAAGTTGATATTTAACGAGGCAGAAAAAGGCAATCCACACATGATGCGACTGGAACAGCAGTTTTTAGCAGTTGAGCCAAAACTATCTGCATGTGCTGACGGCCCGGATGCGGTTGAGGGAGGCAAATGGGTAATTGATCACAAGCTCAAACAAATAGGCGAGATATATTCACACTATAAAAGAAAAAGGAGGACATTTTGAAAATTACAATCATTAAAGCAATTAACGCAGCATTTACACGAATGCGAGAACGCTGGCGATTTAGGTACTGGAAAAAACAAGCTGATTACCTTAACGAAGTTAGCGGCAAAAAAATCCGTGTGATTAAGATCGCCGGTACATATCGCCTATATTGTCGTGATGATATTGTAAGACTGAGAAAAGCGAACGTTTTTAAGAAGAACCTGGATAACGTGAAGCTTAATAAAATCACAGTGTACATCGCAAATAAAAGAGTAGGAATTACAAATAATTAAACTATGGCATTTATTAGTAAAACAGATTTAGGAAGCAAGATATTACTGGCTGAATTAGACCAAATAACAGGCGGTGATGACAACTTGATTAATCAAGCCATTGACTCAGCACAGGCTGAAATGCGAAGCCATTTATACGATTGGTATGATGTTGAAACAATTTTTTCAAAAACGTCAACTGAGAGAAATCAACTACTGGTGGATTTGTTATCGGACATGGCAATATATAGACTTGTAGCTCGTGTGCAGGCAGGTCAAGACGTTGAAGATAGACGTGCTCGCTACAAACGTGCCATAGATTGGCTTAAGCTCGCAACTAAGCCTGCTAATAGTGCAGACAAAATATATCCTGATCTTCCATTAAGAGAAACAGGAACTGCAGAAAATAAAATAAATTATTCATCAAACCCAAAACGCAATCACAACCTGTTCTAAAAACATGGCAAAAACACCGTTTAAACGCGTTTAAATTTAATTTTTATACCAATGGACTATAACGTAGCGAAATATCACAATAGGGATTTTAAAACCCACGAAAACGAATTAACAAGAGTTGGCAATGTCAGCCTGAAAAGACCAGGCAAAGGAAAGGTTGAAGTGATTAATAACACTATTAGAGTTACACAGGTGCGACGAGACAGGCAAGACATAAATAAGTGGAGAAGAGCAACCGTTTATGCTGAAAGTGCAACAGAAACAAGGTATCACCTGTATGAGATATACAAAGATTGCATGATTGATACAGTTCTAAAGTCGAGCATAAACAAAAGGATAGGGGCAATTACGAATACCAAGGTTGCCTACATTACTAAAGATGGGAAACATGACGAACAACTCACTCTTCTTGCACGCCAAAAATATTTCAAAACAATGCTAACTGAAATGATTAACGCTAAGTTTTGGGGATTTTCTTTGGTTCAACCGTTCTGGCCAAGCCCCAAAGAAAATATTAAAGTTGGTGAAACAGAATTAATTGATAGAAGACATGTAAAGCCAAAACTGGGAATTGTTTCTAAAACTATGAGTGGTACAACAGGTCATAAGTTTTATGAAAAACCAATTAGCGATTATACTATATACGCTGGTGATAAAGACGATTTAGGCTTATTGCTTGGCGCTGCGTTTTGGGTAATTCTTAAGCGCGGAGGCGTAGTGGATTGGGCTCAATTTGTGAGCGAATATGGTTTTCCGGCGGTCATTGCAAAATACAACAATGAAGAGACAAGAAAAGCCATGAATGAAATTTTTGAGACGGCTGGCTCTGCATTGAAACTAACTGTTCCAATGGATGCGGATATTGATTTGAAAGACTTTCAAGCTGGCAGCAACTCTGACCTATTCGACATACTGAGAAAGGCGTGTAACGAAGAGATCACAATTGGAATTTTAGGGCAAACAGAAACAACCACCTCAAGCGCAAGTTCGGGGTACGCCCAAAGTAAAACACACGAGGGCGTCCTCAAGAGCATACACGAAGACGACAGAGATGACATCGAAGCAATTCTTAACGATCAGGTAATATCTTACCTTCAATGGCTTGGATGGAATGTGCCTGACGGTGAGTTTAAGTTTGTTACTGAAGACGATATGTCGCTAGAAAAGAGAATTAAAATAGACGACAATCTTCGTAATATTATTGATGTGCCGGAAAAATACTTTTATGATAAGTATGGCATTCCGAAGCCTGATAAAAAAGAAAGCGTTGTGCCTAAACAATCAAATAACAAAGATTTTTTTTAGCCAGCCCTCCGCTGATGAGGGCAGCTGAGAACTACAGTATTAATTGTTCTTTTTACAAGGACAAAACTGTTAATCTTGCTGATTCAGATTTTAAAAATAATCCTTATAAGCTTAATAAGAAGATTGCTGAAAGCACGTTTAAACGGCGTTTTAGCGGTGGTAAAATTAACCCTGACTTATACAACTATTACTATAATAAGCTAACTAAAGCAGTAGAAGAAGGCGGCATAAAGCTGCAGGCCGAATACGGTGAAATCAACTGGGAGTTTCAACAAAACTTGCGGTACAATGTTGCTTCTTTTAGTGCGTTTAAAGCTTTCAAGTGTGGAGAATCTCTTGAAGCTGTCCTGTTTAACAAAGATGGCACTAAAAAAGAATTTGCGCAGTTTTACAAGGATGCTCAAGGCGTTTTGGATAATTACAATAAAAACTGGTTACGGGCAGAATACAACAGAGCTGTAAGGTCTGCGAGAATGGCAGCTGATTGGCAAAATTACCAGGAAACAAAACATCTATACCCAAACCTTAGGTATATTGCTGTTAATGACGAGCGTACAAGAGCTGAGCACGCCAAACTTAATGGAGCAATATATCCTATTGATCATCCATTTTGGGATGAACACTTTCCACCCAACGATTGGGGATGTAGGTGCACAGCTGTAAGAACATCAGAGGCTGTTAATATGATTCCTGGAATAGCTTTAAAATCTGACTTTGCAAATAACCCGGGTAAAACTGGAAAAATCTTTACGCCAGATCATCCCTATATTGCGACTACTTCAGAAGCGTACAAAGGACAAATTCAGAAGTTTGTAGAAGGTCGAGTAGCTTCTGTAACAACAATAAAACAGGCGCACAAGCAATTTTCAGCCTACAATACAAACGAATGGATACCTGCTTATTTCAACTCGCTGAACGGTGGATATAATGTATATCATAAAGGTCACAATATAAACAAAAAAAGCAAAGGTTGGAAATACGAAAAAACCACAGGGAAGTTACTAGCAAACCAAGGGTATCGCGTAGAATTTTTAGATGAATCAGCAAACTATAAAGGTGGCAAGCCTGATTTAAGGTTTATAGGACAAACATGGGATGTAAAAAGTGGGTTTAGCTCTAACGAAGACACGCTGCGACGTTATATTAGAGACACAAAACTAAAAGCCGACAATCTAGTTTTTTTGACGACAGAACAAAATAAGGGAGCGATAATAAATGCTACAAACAGAGAGCGAGGGAGAGACTCAGATTTAATTCTAAAGGTATATTATATAACTGAAGAAAATGGGTTGTTGAAATTTGTAAAATAAATAAGGGTAGCAAAGCTACCCCAGGTGGAGTAAGATGTCAGTCTTACCTCAATGTTTAACGACATGCTGCAAAGATAATAAAATATAAATACAAAAGTCAAGTAAAATGGCAAAAAACTTTAAATATCTTCAAAGAGACTTTAACAAATTCCAACGGAAACTAGCGTTATTTGAGGCTAACGACTTTCCATACATCGTAGCAACAGAGGCGGAGAATCATTACAGAGCTTCATTCCAAAATCAAGGTTTTACTGATAGATCATTAAAGCCTTGGAAAGCACGCAAAAATAACAAGGACTCCGGAAGAGCAATTTTATTGAAAACTGGCGAACTGCGAGACAGCATTAAAGCTATCCCAAGCCCTAAGCTTGTACGCGTTGTCTCTGACAAAGCTTATGCTAAAGTACACAATCAAGGAGGCAGAGCCGGCAAGGGATTGTCTGCAAAAATTCCACAACGTCAATTTATGGGAGACTCGGAGGTTCTTAGCGCCAAAATACTTCATAAAGCAAACATTAGTATTCATAAAATCTTTAAAACAACAATAGGATGAAAGATTTATATCTAGCAATCGAAAGTAAACTCAAAACAGAAGTGGCAGCCATTAAGTGGATAGATTTTGACCGAGATCAACTCTTGGGTCAAGATAACGACAAGCCTGTTGATTATCCTTGTGTTTTGATAGATTTCCCTAATACTCCCTATAGCAACAAAAGCCAAAACACACAAATAGGAGAACCTACAATCATCTTACGCGTTGCTTTTCGGAGGTATGACCGCACACATGACAAGCGCAGCGATAATGCTTCATTGGGCTTCCTAGACACTTTGCAGAACATATATACTGCACTGGAAGGAATGGAGGGCGAGAACTTTTCGCCACTGAACCGTACTAATCAACGGCGAATAATTCGCCCGGATATTATATTATATGAAATCCATTTTGATTGCGCTTATTACGACAATACAGCACAGAACGTAATAGAATTTACTACAGCTCCTGCTAACATCATTGGAGATATGCCTGATCCGCCAAGTCCTCCGCAACCAACTTATGAAGCGGAAACAGAAGCGTTATGGTTACGATTAAGCACGGTTCCATCAACGGCGTGGAAAGATGCGGCTAACTCCTTAATATCTTCTTTAAAAGCTGCAGGAATTTGGTCTAAGCTAGACGTTCTGAACGTATATGCATTTCACGACGCTACTGACGCACTATTAAATTGGATTAAAGATAGTCATAATAACGTAGCATACAACAGCCCCGCGTTCACTGCTAAACAAGGATATAAAGGAGACGGTATAAGTTCATACATAGACATGAATTTTAATCCAAACATAGAAGCTGAGAATTTTGCTCTTAACGATAATAGTATTCTAATGCATATAGAAACAGACAGCGCAGGAAGTGGTATAGAGCCTTATTTAGGTGTTAGAACCTCTCCACAAATAACTATTATGAAGTACTCAACTAATCGCACTTTAATTCGTAATAATAGCACAGATTTTATTTATCCAGCAATTACTGGCGCAGGGTTTTATTCTATGAGCAGAGTAAACTCTTCCAACATCTCTTTTTATAAAGATGATACTAGCTACACTTTGCAGGCAATGCCATCCATAGCAATCCCTGACGGAAACATCTATGTGTTTTGTTATAATCAATACAACATTCCTACAAGCTTTAATAGTGCAAGGATGTCCGTAATTGCTATTGGTTCAAGTATTACGGAAGAAGATTATGACACATTCAGAGTCGCATTTGAAACCTATTTATCAACCATTCAAACCCTATAATTATGCCAAAAGTATTATTTATTGAAAAAGGTCAAGAAGACCAATACTGCCTGAAACAAGGCAGGTTCGCACTAAAACCCATTGAATATAAAGAGGGCTTCGGTTTGCCAATTGAAGCCCTGAAAAACAAGCATTATGCGTTTGCTTATGATTTGATCATAAACTTACCTATTGCTGAAGTTACACCAATAGAAACAGAAACATATGATTAAAACAACTACAGCATTACCAAACCAAAGCATTATGGACATTGTCATACAGGAATATGGCGACCATAGGGCATATTTTGAGTTTTGCCAGCTTAACAATCTCAGTTTAAACGAAGTATTAACCCCAGGAACTACACTTAAGGTGGATACAGATTCTAAGTACTACAACGCCCAGAAGTTAAGACAAATTGGCGGCAACAAGGTCGGCACTTACTTTCCTAGCAACGGAATTCTTGTAGGACAAGGATCGGTACTTACTACTTTGAGTGGAACTCCTATAATTTATATGTAACATGAAAGAAAAATATTTAACGCAATTACCGGAAGAAAGCACCGGACAAAAAGTAGGAGATTACTTTTTGATTGAAAACGTGACTGATGGCACAAGAAAAATCATCAGCACTAAAGTTGATTTGTCGAAAATGACAACAGGTTCTGACCAAACAAAGGCTCTGTTCCGAGTCAAGGCCGATGGCACTCCAGAATTTATTTACAGGCACAATGTGCTGCCTCGTATTTTCGCTGCAAATGATGATTTTATTATTTTAGAGACTAATGCCACTGCTATTGAGTTCAATAGACTAATTAGCAGCCTCGGCATTTCTCAACCAGATCAACACACGTTTAGTATTAGTGAGCAAGGAATTTATGACTTTATTATAAAAGTCAATGGCAATGTGAGCCAGGCCACTAATATTTATGTTTATTATCAGTATAGCACCGATGATGGTAACACATGGACAAACAGTCCAGAAGGCATTCAAAAAGCTATCGACACTCAAACCTTGGCCGAGTGGAGCTTCAGCAAGTTGTGTGCTGAAGGTGAACAAATTCGGTTTTATGTTAAAGCCGACCAGCCAACAGAGGTAACTGGTGCTGTTGTCCCTGGCACAAGTATTATCGTGCCCGCGGCTCAAATACAAATTATTCAACGCTAATTAGAGGCACAAAAAAACCTGCTAAAAAGCAGGTTTTTTTATTTGCGCAATTGCTTTGCAACTGCTTTTTAACTGCTACCAAAAGCAATTAAAACAGCTTTTAGTAGAGCGTTAGCTTGCATTAAAACGACAAGCTAACACGTAATATAGCAAATGCCTTAGTGTGTAGCTTCGTATTGTCGTTTCTACAAGTTTGACCATAATTAAATATTTTTTTGCCACCCCGCCTCAGTTTTTTCAAAACTGTAAAGGTTAAAAAACTCGTTCATTGTCTTGCCACTTAACCACCATTGCATAGCAAGTTCTCCGTCTCCATCGGTAGCGCATGTAAGTTTCCATTGTGGGTTTTTAGCCATGCCCTTTGTAATAGCTTTCTTTATAGCTGTATAATATTTTGGGTATAAGTCAAATTCTGCCTGCCTTGCTCCCTTTCGGCTTACTAAAGGGCAACCAACACAACCAAGCCTACAAGCACCAGTTTTATAATGTGGGGCAAGCTCAATGTTGTACTTGTCAATAAATTCGTACACATCTACATCTTGCCAGTCGTAAATAGGGTAAATGTGTTGGCTGCCTTTTTGCCATTTTCGATTGTCGCATTGTACATAATCTCTCCCTTGTCTTTTTCTACCTTCAGCACTTCTAATTCCTTCAAATACATTTTTACCAACAGAACCATACTCTTTTAAAAACTCACAGCAATATCTATTTAATCTTGTTGGTAATCCTTTACGTTCTACAAGCTGGAAAAATGTTTCTTTTGGTTGCAGTATTTCAGTATGCGGGTAATTGTTCCGTATGTGGCTAATTGTTTTCGGTGGGTCAATAGTTGTATTTGTGTAGTAGCTATTAACTTCGGTTCTTACTCCTGCAAGTTCAATCAATTTATCAACTACTGCACTATCTTTACCACCACTATTGCCACTATGCAGGTTAGGCATATTTCGGTGTATTGTTTTTATAAACTTTATCGCTTTATTTTCTAATATCATTGTTCTACATTTTTATTTTCAAGCATGTAGCTTTTAAATGGTGTTGTTACTGTTACTCGGTACTGGTTTAACTCATTCATTAATTTTTCAGCAAGAAACAAAGCACGTTTTCTTATTTCTTTTCGTTTTCTTGGAAATCTTGGATAACTTATCCAACCAATTACGGCTCCATTTTCACCACCATTTACATATTTAAACTTCGTTGGCGTTACCGTTACGCAATCTTTCACATCATTTACAAACTCTTGGCAAATGTTTTCAACTTCATCAATTGTATGCAATTTTTCTTCATCGTAGGTTTCTTGCAATCCTACCCATATTTGTACATTATACGCTTTCGTTATTTGCATTGTTGTTTGATTTAAGTATTCAGTTTCTTCAATTGCTTCTTTCGTAGACATTCTACCTAATTGTAAATCGCTTGAAATGTCTCTAAGCAACTTATCTATTTTGTTTTTTAAAATCATAAAAATCCCTCCCTAAAAAAATATTTAATTATTACATTCGTTCTCGTATCAGCGGCAGTACGTATTTTCGGCACTTGCCATATTACCACCGTTAGCAAGCATTTAAATAGACTTCACCAGCTTGCTTTGACATTTAGGGCAAATTGCTTCATCATCCGTTCCTTCATATCCAGTACAATGCGGATTTGAACAGCAATTATGAATTTCTTTTGCATTTAAAAACCTCAATCGATCATGGTCTTTTTGCATCATTGGAATAGTTCTACTTGATTTTAAACCTTCAAGGTAAGTTCTTTCTTGTTTTTCTTGTTCTGTAAGTTTCATAAGCTTATCCATTTGACGATTTCCGTATCCCGAATAAAACACATACACGTAAGCATCAGACAGATTATGGCTTTGATAGTTTAGATAATCGTGAGCGGCTTCGCTTGTAAGGAAAAACGCTTTTATTCTGTCCGTATAAAATCTTGAAAATTCTTTTGGTTTTTTCATACCATCAGGGTTTTGCTTAAATATCATATCTTCGGAATCTAATGCGTTATCGGCATATCCAAACTCCCAATCTAAGCCTTTGTAATTTGTTGATGGAGTGTAATCCGAATGACCTTCAATGATATTTTCTTGTAAATCTAAAACAACATAGATAGGTTGTTGTGTAGCTAAATTCTTTCCGTCTTTAATTTCCTGTTCCCTTTTCGGAATAATTTCGTTTTGTAAAAAATTTATGTCCATTGTTTTATGTTTAAGGTTAAAAAATCGGTTCTTTTACTGCATCTCTTACGCTATCGTTTCTCAGCAGTTCGTTTAGCATTTGAGCCCTCACGGCTATGTCGTATCCGCTGCCATCAGGAAGACGGATAAGAATACGGCTAAGCGCAATTGCCTGGCTGATACTTAGTATAACATTGCCTCTCTGCTTAAAGCTAAACTTCTGAATGTGGCTTTGGTAATACTCAGCCATAGTATAGCTTTCTAGGCTTAGGCGAGGCAATGGTGCATTTTCGTATATCATCATCAAGAAATTGCCAAAATGCACCAGGTCTATTTTTTTCAGTGTTATTTTCATTGGTTTAGTATTTCTTTGCCGACAATTTTAGCTACGTGAAACTCCAGATTAGCTCCTTTGCTTTGCCGCCAGTTAGGCATTAAATAAACACAATCGCAGCCAAGCAAGGATTCAATGCACATGCCCATTGCTTTGTTCCACGGAGTTCCTGAAGGAACTATGCGCATAGGATTAACAACTTCATAACCTTGTCCTATGAGCCATTTTTCGCACTTATCAAAGTTTTGGCGTGTTTCTTCTGTGTCAAGGCCTGTTACTTTACCTGCTAAATATACTGTTTTCATTGTTTTTTCTTTTTAGTTTTTGTTCTTTATTTTCTTTGATCAATACATCAATATTGTCATCAATATAGTCGTGTATTTGCGGATTTATGGCATAAGCTACATTGTCTCTAAACTATAAGAGATATGAGGCTGGCACTTCTGCCATTTCCATTCCTTTGTATTTACCCAAAGGCATTTTGTCTGTATCTTCCATAATTCTTTTATTTTTGAATAAACATTTTGAGGTATTTGTTGAAATAAAAATTAATCCTGCCTGTCTTATCTTCGTACATTATTCTCCAGTCATAATTATCTCTTGGAGATATTATGACTTTATAAATCAATTCTTCTACAGTAAGAAATACGTGCTTAGCCGGCTCACTACTAGATGCGTTATATACTTTATTATTATTGCAATACAGTGTATATTCATTCCCTAATAGTGTTTTTAGTGGTAATACGTTGGGTAATAATGTTTTTTGTTTAGGCATGGCTTCTTTTTTTATAAGTTTTACGTAATAATTTGGTTTGCAGGGGCAATCCATACTTTTCCCTGATTCGTTCTTTTTTCCATCTTTCCCTCAAGCTTGCGTTGGCTTTTTTCAAGTTCCTGTTGCGCTTGATATTCTCAGCCATGCTAATCATCTCAAGGTTGGTAATATCACAGTTTAGGGTATTTCCGTCTTTATGCACGATGATATGAGCTGCAGGAATTTTTCCATTGTGCTGTTCCCAAACATATCTGCTATACATCTTCCAATTTCCTTTGGAGATTCTTATCCATTGATAATCTCTGTTGTCTCGCTTGTGGTGGCGTATTCTCACACAACCATCATAAAGGGTGTTATGTGGCAGATTTCCCTTCTTAAATTGGGTTTCTTTGCCACCAATGTTCAAACCCTTTTTTCCTTTGTTCCATGGACGAATGTTTTTCACAAAGCGGCCGAGCTCATCACGACCGCTTGATCTTACAACTGTTGGTTTTAATTCGCCTCCGATAATTACATAATCTACTGGCATAGCTTTATTTATTTAGGCAGTACCGTCTCCCAGGTGCGCTGATTAATGTAGGTCTCTGGGTACTGCAAGTTAGAATTAGTTTTTTCTTTAAATTGCTTGTATTTTGGTATAAACAGCATGGCTAGTTGTCTGTCCTGGACAGAGAGCTTATTCCATTTAGCCTTTACCCGCATTACTTTGCCTACTTTGAAATTGTAGGTGTTCCAAAATGCTTCAAAACTGACGTCTATATTGGTGGAATCTTTAATTTGGCATTCGCGAAAATAAGCGTGTTTAAGCATTTCTATTCGCACAGGAAACAACTTTGCTAAATTGTTTTTCAATGCGTCTTTACAAGCTTCGTTAAAGCTTATAGAACGCAAATTACCTTCCTCATCATACACTAGCAATATGCTGCTTTCAGGAAAGTTTGGAAATGTCATTGTTTTACGTATCATAACTCTAGTTTTATTTGATTATCTATATCCATATCTTTCAACTTTTTCTTTGCATTCTCAGCCAAATAAGCATAAAAAGAGCTTTCAGAAATTACATACTTAGGATAAATGTGATTCCAGTATATTTCTTTCATGCTCAAGCCCTCATCCTGAAGCTTCAGTGTGAGTTCCTGAACATCTATCACTCTTTGTAATCTATTGCGCTGAGAGTAAGCCATATTAGTTATCGTGGATCAAATCAAAATTGTTAATACTCTGTTTTTCTTGCTGTTTTCTGTATATTGCCATCAGCTTGTTACGTAACTGCTTCAGCTGGTCAGCATCTAATTCATACAGAAATGCACCACAAATACGTGGATCCATTAAAAAAGCGTTCACTCTGTCCCAGTTGGCATTGTTGTCATAAATTTCAAGCCTCTGCAACCACTGCAATACTTCCGAACGTCCGGCACGAATAGCAGGCGAAGTTTGATACCGCTTTTTTGAAATTTCTTTTACTTTTTCAATCGCAAACTGTAGTTGCGATTCTGTTAGTTCCATGGAACTCTCAACACCGAAATAGCCATCTAAAAAGGCTTTTTTCTGCTTGTCTAAGCCTGCATTGAGTAGCTCAACATGTAAGCGTTGTCTCATAAATTTAATCATCTTTATTTCTCCTTATTTAGTGTGTGAATAATTTTAGCACGTTCAACTTGCAGCGTAATGCGCTTGTCAAACAATTTGTCAGGCACTACCAGGTAGTCTCTTGTGCTGTTGAGTTCTAATTCAGCCTTGATCTCATCAAGCCTGTCTATTAATTTTCTTCTGTTTTCCTCCATTTTTGTTGTTTTTAGTGTGGTTTTAGAGCCCGCAGGCAGAGTCGAACCGCCTGTGCGACCATCCGGGCTGAGCACAATTAGAGCGTAGAAAAGTTTAAGGGTATTAATTCGTCTTTTCCATCCTCTGATTTTTCGTAGAATGTTAGCGAATTGCTTACTTCAACGATTCTGAATGACTCTTTAAAGAGCCTGATTGCTTTACGCCATCTGTCATCATCGTAGTTGTCTTCGAGCTTAATGATGCTTTGGATTGCAGATGTAGAAAAGTCTCCTTTGTTATTTCTGCTTAGCAAGGTTGCAATGGTTCTGTAACTCTGCTGGTCTGCTTTCTTCACTTTGTCCAGGAGAAAATCCTTGATCAAGTCTTCAGCAGCATCTGCACGTTCATCATATTCAACCTTGGTGTGGCGCTCATACTTAACCAACATCTGACCGTTAGCTGTACGCAGCGAAAATCCACCTTTTGAGTCTTTTCTGATATCGCCGTATTTGTGCGCTGTTTCCTTAAATTCTCGAATAGCAGCCATAAGCTTTGATTTGCGCTTTGTCATGGCTTCGTGAAGCTCTTTAGCTTCCTGTACCATGCTTAAAACAAGGGCGTCTCGTGTACTCTCATACACTTCTTTCTCTTTTTTTCTGTTTTCGCGCTCTTCTTTTTCTTTTTTTGCGAGTAGCTCCTTGAGTTCTTGAGCACTCATGTCTTGATAATTTTTAGTTTCCATATTCATAAGTTTTAATAGTGATTAATTCGCGTTTAATTATCCTTTTAATGCGGCGATAATCGCCAACAGTGTAAAATGTTTTTCCCTGGTGCATGCGTGCCGATGGGCTCGCTTCTTTGAAGATTTTTTTCATCTGATCAGTTTCGCTAATGCCGTTTGCCTGGCACACAGCTGCAACATCATCGTAGGTTGCGCCAAACAAGTGAATGAAGTTGCGACCAAAACGACTATCAATCTCGTCATAGCCTTTTTTAGCGTACTGTACGCCTTTTTTTATCTCTTTTTCAAGGTTTTCTGTTCCACACACCACAACGCCTGCAATGTCTTCTAATTCATTATAAAAAGGGATTAAAATGCGCAAAGCTGCTGGCTTTAATTTGTCTGCCTCGTCAATAATTAGCAAGGGCTTAGCAATTTCACGCTCACGAAAGAACTGAATAACTCTTTGCGATAAGGTGTCGGTACTTACATAGCCCGCACCATTGGCACTGATGCCTAGCGAGGTGCATAGGTTCTGTACAAACTCGCGTTTGCTCCACTCTCTTGCTTGGATTAGATAAATACTGGCACTTGCAGCTGCAATCTTTTTCAGCGTGGATGTTTTGCCGCTTCCGGCAACCTCTGAAATTGCCATAAACATGCTATGTGCTTTGGCATCTGCACAAACTCGCTCAATCATTCTGGAGTTGTTTGTGTCTGCCATTTGCCAGTTGCCTGGACTGTAACCTAAAGATTTTGCAACTTGTGCCCAGAGGCTGTCTTTTATCAGTTCCCAGTTGCCATTTATCATCTGGCTAATAGTGGCACTGGACACTTCGCATTTGCTGGCAACCTTATTCTGACTGCCTAAACGCTTGGTTTCTGATTTAATTAGTTCAACTACTTGGTTTTTTGATTTGTTTTCCATAAATTTGCGGTTTTAAAGGATTAGTATTGTTGCGTTACATCAATACTTATAAAGTCTTCATCGTCTTGGTGAAGACTTTTTTCTTGATGTAGTTTATTGTGTTCATCTTTTGCTTTTCCACCGTTCAATACAGCGCGTTGACTATACGTAAGCTCTTCCACCACAAAGCCACCCTCTTCGGCTACGTCAAGGCTTGTTTTAGCTGCAAGAATTTCATCACGCAAGCGGTTTGCGCCATCTTTAAATTTCTCCTGTTCTCGCATGCCGGAGCTAAGTGCTGCAGTGCTATCCTCTGTAGCTTCAAATTCGCTCATGTGTGAACGTTTATCAGGCACTGCAGTAAGAATATAAGCTCCGTCTCTGGTATAAATGTCGCAGCCGCTTTCATCGTAATACATATCTACATATAGCCTGTTGGCTTGACCTACTGCGTTTGCGATTTTCTGTTGATTTTCTGCCCAATTAGGCACTCTGTAATAATGCTTGCTGATGTTTGGGTATTTACCCTTGTGTATCACAACAGAGCCTGTTTGGCGGGCTAGTTCCTGTTGTGTGTGCATTCCTAAGCATCTTCTGTATGTAATCTCGTCCAATGGCTGTAATGCAGGATGCTTTTCTGCGTTAAAGAAGATGCTTTCTGGGCTTGCACCATCAGCTCGTGGCGTTGTATTCCAATTATTGATTAATTGTATAATGTGATCCAATGCCTCTTCTTTGTTAGGAAGCTTGTGAATGTCGATGTAGTCAGGATTAGCAATGTTGTCTGCGTGAGTGGCTGCAAAGGATGTTTTGCCCACAAACTCATCAAAATAACGTGCCTGTTGGTTCAGCAAGCGCACGTATGTTTCTGCTATATTGGCTCGTTTCCTGTTTTTGCCAACAGTTCTATGCTTGTCAAATAGTATGCTAAGCATTTTGCCGCCTTCAGCTTTCTTATTGAATGCTGGTCCGTTGTCTGTTACTATTTCTTTTGCAGTCATGCCTCCGTTAGCTTCTACTGCCATGCGCATTCCTTGCTTAACTATTGTCCAATCTTCCCCGCCGTCATTCACTGCCCAGCCAACTATGTAACCACTTGCGGCGTCAACTATTCTAAACAAATACCATGATTTGGCAACCCATTTAAGATTGCGGCGCTTCTTGTCTTTATCCCACTTCTGCAGCTGCGTTCTATACATCAGCTTTGAGCCGGAAAAGTCGGCAGCCCACAAGGTGCCTACAAACTGAGGTCGTGCAGAGTGTATCACCGGAAGGTGTTTATCTGTAAAATGCTCCTCACCATCACGCTCAAGTGATAGTGGAGCTTCAAATTTACGCAGGTAGTAATTCAGTGCTGACTCGCTAATTGGAGAAAATCCATAGCTGCTAATTTCCTTGCAATACTGCTGATACACATCTATCTTATGCAGTTTATTAGCTTTTCCAGGATTAATCCACAAATGAAAAGCAACCGACATGTGTACATCGAGCTCAAACAGCTCCCCTGTCTCTATATCTGCAACCTTGTGTATGCCTACAATTCTGCTATTGCTATTGTTGTATTTTTTGCTCACAATGTGCGCTAATTTGTCGGCGCTTTGGCTGTAATAATGCAGCTCTTTGCGCAGCGTTCGTGGACTGCTTATGCCATACTCTGCTGTGATTTCAGCAGCAAGCTCAAAATATTGCTTTTGGGTAAGATGATAACGCTGATAACGTTTGCCGTTGACATCATCTGTCAACAAATCAAATATTGCTTTGCGTTCGCTATATTTCAAGGCAATATCAGTTGTTATTTTCGCACCACTTTCATACATATAATACTGATAGCAGCGATTGCTACGATAATTGGCAATGCGGCTTAATATGTCTTCTTTTGCTATTTCTGTGATTGGTTTTGGGCGTGGATTAGCTTGTTTTTTCAGTTCCTCTGCACTGGGCAGCTGGCTGCGGTAGAAATTGGGCGCACGATTAGGAATCGTGGCGTAATCGTAATAATACGCATTGTTTATTTTTGTCCAGCGCCAGCTTTCAGTTTCTTTATTCTTAAAAAAAGAGCGTCTTTTTTTAAGATAATATTCTGAAATGCCTAAGCTTTTTATTCTTTCGTGGCTTATCCAAGTGGTATTATGTTTGTGTATTATTTCCATTAACAATCGTTTAATTTGCTTCTGTCCTTTTGTGGTACTTTAGGGATTTCCCTATCTGTTTTTTCTTGTATATTAATGTGTGCTATCATTTTATTAATTCTGATTTCCACTGCTGATGGGCAATTGTTTTCAGTGAGTTTGGCTTGAATGTTTTTCACTAGCTCGCCAAGTGCCGGCTGTATGCTGTCTATTAATGCCTCGCTTATTTGTTGGGCTTTGTGGTTTTCCATTGCATCTATTTGCAGCTGCAATTCTTCAACCAAGGCGTCTATTTCTATAATTACTTTTGTCATATTTGATTTTTTTTATTGTTTTTTTGCTTTTTGTATTTTCTTTTTCATATCTTTGTCAAATGAATAGCAATAATGTTATTGAGTTTTTATATCAACTTCGGCAATCAGACTTTTTACATCAACCCTTATTTGAGGTTTGTGCTCAGCAGTCGATTGAGCTTTTGAAGAAGAAGAACACGAAATACAATGGCGTTCTAATTTATCCTCAACTATGCGAGAAAGATCGTTTGCTCCGCGCATCAAGGCGGGCATTAAAATATTATCAATCACTTCTTGAGAATACAGATCATGGTTCTTGTCTGGTTTTTCGAGGCATTCCCGTAAACAATTTTCTTGAGCACAAGGATCAAGTGTTAGCTGAAGTTTCTGAACTATTGCTTCTATTGTAATAACTACTTCAGCGTTATTCCCATCTAGTATGCTTTTCACCTTATTATATGTGTCGCTTATTTTTTGGGCTAATTCACTTTTTGTTTTTCTGTCGCCGCTAATTATTTTGCGTACGTAGGTGTCGCTACAATTCAGTTGATGGGCAATGGTTTGCACAATGCTGTTTGAGTTTTTTTCTCCTTTTTTTGCTTTTGGCATTTTCTTTTTCATATCTTTGTTTTTAATTTGGTACAAATATACTAACTATTTTACGAAGAATGCAAGAAAAAAGTGAAAATATTACGAAAATAATTGAGCGTTTGTCTGAATACATTGATTATAAGGGGATTAGTTTTAATCAATTATCTAAAAAAATAAACGTTAGTAATAGCTATTTTAGTAAAATGGTTAAAAACAAGGGTTCTTTAGGTGAGGAAATAATAAAAAAAATCGTACTATATTACGATGATATTAATCCTATATGGCTCTTAACAGGCGAAGGAGAAATGTTTAAGGAAGAAAAACAAGAAAAACAGCCAAAACAAACAAGATTTGGCAATAAAGACTGCGAGTTTTGTAAGCTGAAGGATCAGCTAATTGCCGCCCAAAGCCAAACCATTGAATTGCTGGAAGAAAAACTAAGCAAATGCTGCCCACAGCAAGAAGAATGCGAAAAAAACGAAAGCAAGGCTGGGTAATTTTTTT